TGCGACTGGTATCCCCCCGAGTTCCATTTTTCACATCTGGAGGCGTTATGAGCTTGGTTGAGGAGGCGCCGAAGGGTCGTTTGGCGGGCCTTGTGGCGCTCCGTGACCGACTGGCAGCAGAGATTGATACTGCTGAGCAGTCGAGGGATGTTGCGGCGCTCTCACGGCAATTCTCGGATGTTCTTTTGCAAATCGATGAGCTTTCGTCTGGTGCTGCGGATGCTGGTAAGCCGGCGTCCCCGTTGGATGAGTTGCGACGTAAGCGTGCCGAACGGGCAGGCAAGACAGGCTAGTTGGTGATGGCATGGCGGCTGCTTTGCGTGGTTCGCAAGTCCCTCGGTTCAATGTTGCCCCTGCTCCTCGTGGTTTTAGTTCGGTTGATGCTGTTGATGCTGTTGAGTTTGCTGCTGGTTATGGGCTGGTTGCTGATGAGTGGCAGAAGCTTACTTGTGGTTCGTGGATGCGGAAGGTTGGCGGGCGTTGGTGTGCGTCTACTTGGGCTATTACGGTCAGCCGGCAGAACGGCAAGAACGGGTCGCTTGAGATTGTCGAGTTGTACGGGATTGTTGCTCTTGGGCTCAAGTTCCTGCACACGGCGCATGAGGTAAAGACGGCTCGTAAGGCTTTCTCTCGGTTGAAGTACTTTTTTGGTGAGAAGGCGAACGATCCTACCGCTAAGTTTCCTGAGTTGAACGCGTTGGTGCGTGAGATTCGGAACACGAACGGTCAAGAGGCGATCATCCTGCACAATGGCGGCTCGGTTGAGTTCATTGCCAGGTCTAAAGGCTCAGGGCGTGGGTTTACGGTCGATGTGCTGGTTTTGGATGAGGCTCAGGATTTGCAGGACTCGGAACTTGAGGCGCTGCTCCCGACGATTTCCGCGGCGCCGTCTGGTGACCCTGTGACGATCTTTATGGGAACCCCGCCCGCTGATATTGGCGATAAGGGCGAGCCGTTTGTGCGTGCCCGTGATGGTGCGATTGACGGTTCCGACAAGCGCATCGCCTGGGTTGAGTTTTCCGCTAACGGGAACGTTGACACGATGACGCCGGATGAGTTGATCCGGTTCGTTGATGACCGGAGGAATTGGGCTCGGGCTAATCCGGCTCTTGGTGGGCGTATCAACATTGACACGATCATCACTGAGCGGTTCAGGTTCTCTCCTGCTTCTTTTGCTCGTGAGCGGTTGAATATGTGGCCCGAGGTTGGGGCTGCTAAGTGTCCTATCCCTGCTGATCCGTGGAATGCGTTGAAGCTTGAGGTTGTCCCAGAGGATTGGCCTCTCGTGGCGCTCGGGCTGGATATGAACCCGGAGCGCACGAAGGTGACCATCGGTGTTGCTGCCAAGTCGCCTACCGGAGTGCACCTTGAAGTTGCTGAGGACGCGCCATTCACGGATGAGGGCACGAAGGCACTTGTTGATTGGGTTTTTGCTCGCGCAGGACGCAAGATCCCGGTTGTGATGGACGCCTATTCGCCTATCCGGTCTATTGAGGCTGCGTTGAGGGCGAAGGGTTGCAAGGTGTTCATCCTTGGACCCAACGAGTTGTCCCAGGCGTGCGGCGGGTTGTATGACGCCGTCATGAAGGACAAGACCGTGAGTCACTTTGGGCAGGAATCGCTTGACGCTTCCCTTGCTGGTGCTGTGAAGCAGAAGTTTGGTGAGGGCGGCGCCTGGAAGTGGAATCGAAAGACGTTTGAGATTGACCTTACGCAGATCATGGCCGTAACTGCCGCATGGTTTGGTGCGGTGAAGTTTGCTAAGAAACCCCGCGCTGATGGCGCTGAGAAACGAAAGGTGGTGATCCTGTGATTGGTTCCGGTGCGGAGCTGGTGCTTGATCATTCGGATGCTGCCCTTCTGGGTGAATTGGTCAACGTTTGGTTGGCTAAGCGGCCTACTAATCTGGTGCGTTCGTCTTACTACGATGGTGAGGCGGCGCTGAAGGACTTTGGTATTTCGTTGCCTCCGCAGATGCGCCGTATTGAGGCGGCTCTTGGCTGGATTGCTAAGGGTGTCCATGCGGTAACGGATCGTTCGAAGTTTGAGGGTTTCGTTTCGACTGATGGCAGTGATGATCCGTTCAACCTGGCGAACATCTTGTGGGATAACCGGTTCATGGTGGAGTTTCCAGCCGCTTCGGTTTCTTCCGCAGTGCATGGGTGCTCGTTTTTGACGGTGTCGCATGGGGATGTGCAGTCGGGTGAGCCCGAGGTTCTTGTTCTGGCTCGTTCCGCTGATTCTTCGGCTGCGATTTGGGATAGGCGTCGGCGTGCTTTGCGTGGATTCCTATCAGTTGTTGAGGCTGAGGGTGAGCAGATCACGCAGATGATCATGCACACACCTGAGAAGGTTGTGACACTAACTCGCGGTTCGAAGTCTTGGCGTGCTGATGTGCGCCGGAACCCGCTGGGTGTTGTGAGCGTTTCCCCGCTGGTACACAAGTTTGAGTTGAACAGGCCCCTGGGCCATTCGCGTATCACGCGGGCGGCTATGGGCTATTCGGATTCTGCTTTGCGGACGATTGTCAGGGCTGAGGTTTCTTCGGAGTTCTATTCGGCGCCTGAGTATTACTTGTTCGGCGCGGACGTGTCAGCGTTTGTCGGGAATGACAAGTGGAACGCCCTGATGGGGCGCATCAAGGCTATGGATGTTGATGACGGCGATGATAAGCCGGATCTTCACAGGTTCACTGGCGCTTCCCCGCAGCCTCACACTGATCAGTTGCGTATGTGGGCGAATCTCTTTGCTGATGATCAGGATCTTGAGGTTAAGTTCGCTGATTCGTCGAACCCGTCTTCTGCTGACGCTATTTTCGCGGCTAAGGAAACGCTGATCACGACTACGCGTGACGCTAATTCGATGTGGGGTTACGGCGCTGTGGGTGCTATGCATCTTGCGGTTCGGTTGCGTGATGGCCTGGATGCTGTGCCGACTGAGTTGCGTTCGTTGTCTGCTCAGTTCACGGATCCGGCGATTGTGTCTCCGTCTGCTCGTGCTGATGCGTTCTCGAAGCTGTCGTCTTCCATTGAGGGCTTCGGCAACTCTGAGGTTGGTATGGAGTATGCGGGCTTGACTCGTGAGCAGATCGTTAGGTTCCAGGTTGATAGGCGTCGCGCTTCGGCAGGCAACAGGCTGGATGCGTTGGCGGCTGCTGTGAAGGCTCCAGCGCAGGAGGTCGTTGATGTCGCTGCAACTGCTGAAGACGTTCGAGCAGGCGAATGATGGTCTTGCGGAGCTAGTAGAGCGTGACTTGTTGGACTTCCTTGGCGCCTTAGACTTTGGTCGCCCCGAGGCTGTTCAGCAGGCGTTGTTCGAGTTCGTTCCGGCTCTTGTTTCGGAGTACGGGGACGTTGCAGCGACTGTTGCGGCTGACTGGTATGACGAACTCCGGTCGTCGGAGGGTGTGAGGGGTAGCTTCAGAGCTCCTCTGGCGCCTGCCGTTCCTGTCGAGCAAGTGAATGGCCGGCTTGGCTTTGCTACGCGGGCTAGTGGGCCTTTGTGGCTTGGCGATAGTGCCGCTCTGGTGACGTTCCTTGGGTTGATGGCTAATGAATACGCCTTGCAGCCCGGTAGGGACACTGTTATTCAGGCGGCGCATAAGGATAATGCGGCTTTCGCTCGTGTCCCTGAGCCTGGGGCTTGTAAGTTCTGCCTGATGCTGGCTTCTCGCGGGTTTGTGTACTCGAAGTCCACTGTTGGTGATTCGAGGAAGTTCCACGGCAAGTGCCGTTGTAATGCGATGCCAGTCTGGAATGAGACCCGCGCCCGTGTCGAGTACGGCTACGACCCTGACGCGCTCTATGACCTGTACCGAGCGGCGGCGGACGCCAAATAAGTTTCCCGGCCCATGTCAGGGTCGGGTTTTCTATGCCCGCATGGGCGACCAAACAAAATGTTCATTCCCTTGACCCTGCATAGGGTCTGGGGCGTTCCCGCATGGGAGAGGAAACACAATGAGTGACGCACCCGCGGCTGAGGCCGCAACACCCCCCGCTGAACCCGTTCAGCCTCCTGCACAGGAGACGGATTGGAAGGCTGAGGCCCGCAAGTGGGAGGCCCGCGCTAAAGAGAATAGCGGCGCTGCCTCGAAGCTTGCGGAGATTGAGGAAGCAAGTAAGACGGAGGCGCAGAAGCTCGCTGAACGCGCCTCCGCTGCCGAGCAGACTGCTTCCTTGAAGGATCAGGCCCTTGTGAAGCTCCAGGTGATTGTCGATCACGGCATCCCGAAGGAATTTCAGGATCTTGTGCACGGCGACACGAAGGAAGCCCTCGAAGCGTCCGCGGCGAAGGTCAAGTCACTCATCCCGACAACTACGGAGCCGCAGAATCAGGCGACGTTTGTCATCCCAAGCGAGGGCGGAAGCCCGAGCCTCGCATTGAACGGTGACGGCATCGAGTCGGCACTGAAAAAAGCTCTGGGCATCAGCTAGACGCCCCCTCACTCTAACTAGGAGTTATCATGGCGATCACCGCCGCAACAACCACTGGAGATTTCTCCGGGTTCCTGCCTCGGGAGCAGTCTCTCCCGATCTTTGAGCGTGCCGCACGCTCCTCTGCTGTTATGCAGCTCGCCCCGCAGATCGAACTTGGCGCTAATGGCAAGTCGATTCCGGTTGTGACCGGGAAGCTGACCGCTAACTGGGTCGCTGAAGGTGCGCAGAAGCCTGCTTCCAAGGGCGCTCTGTCGCTGAAGAACATGGATCCGAAGAAACTTGCTGTTATCAGCGTGGTTTCCGCGGAAGTTGTTCGCGCCAATCCCGGCAACTACATGAACATCATCCGCAACCAGGTTGGTGACGCGTTCGCTACGGCGTTCGACGCTGCTGCGCTGCACGGTACGAACACCCCGTTCGGCACGTTCGTTGCTCAGACCACGAAGACCGTTGAGATTGGCACCACGGCTCAGGCTTCCGGTGGCATCTATGGTGACATCAACGCCGGCCTTTCCTTGCTGGTCAACGATGGCAAGCGCCTGTCAGGGTTCGCCCTGGATGACCGCATGGAGCCGCTGCTGAACGGTGCGACTGACACTTCGGGTCGCCCGATCTTCATTGACTCCCCCGTTGTTGATAACAATGCACCGTTCCGCCAGGGCCGGCTGCTTGGTCGTCAGGCATTCATCGGTGAGGGTGTCTACAACGCTACGGGAACTGTTCTCGGCTTTGGTGGCGACTGGTCACAGGCCGCTTGGGGCGCCGTGGGAGGCATTTCCTACAAGGTTTCCACTGAGGCGACTGTCACGATCAACGGTTCGCTTGTTTCTCTGTTCGAGAACAACCTGGTCGCAATCCTGGCAGAAGCTGAGTACGGCTGGCTCGTCAACGACACTGCCGCGTTCGTCGAATACACCAACGCGGCCTAGTTTGCCTCGTTTGTCTAACCCGGCAACGGGATCGGTGGTGCGCTGCGAGGGTGACCTTGCAGCGCAC